AATCGTAGTGAATGCCCACCCCAATTCATCCTTCAAAGAGAACCAGTATTCTGCTCCATTGATTTCAATACTGAATCCATTGACGTTGCTTGCGGTGTTGTAGGACACGGGCAGCGATTGGTAGTTGCCAGCAAGCACCTGCATTGGGCGGTTGGTGAATAGGTTGGGTTGCGTCACTCCAGTATTCTGCTGCTGACCTAATGACTTGTAGCCATCTAAAGCAAGAAAGTAAGCATCTGAAATTCCTCCAGTAATTGGTGAGGCTCCATTATTAGAATAGTTCCAGACTCCACTTATCTGCGCCCAAGCAGCCTCACCAGTTTCTGATGCACTTGGGGCGGTGATAAACGCTTTACCGAATGGATGCTCAAACTGCTCACGAACCAAGTCAGCAACCTCAAAATTTATTACCTCGTTAATAGAATAGTCTTTTGATAAGGAATAGGTTGTTGCTCCAACAATAGTGTCGCGATCGCCTGTGTATGATTTCAATGTCACACTCATTGAGTTGAGTGTATCTAAAGCAAGGGTATTATTCTTGCCTGTTACAAATAAAGGGCTGCGAGCTTGCGCTATACTTGTTGGTTTTGCTATTACAGGTGTACTCATTCTTTTTGGTTTTGCAATGTGAAGCGTAAGAAGTCAGATAACTCAAGGGCGTATGCCAACGCAAGCTCCTCTGGTAACTGTTCAAACTTTAACTGAAATGGGCGGGTAAAGAAGCTCGTTGTCTTTATACCCTTCTGGTAGATGCTGCGACTTACAAGAAACGCAGTTGCATCGTAGCTTAAAAATTTGCCTTTCTTGTCTCTAAACTGAAACTTTCGTGCTGCTACCCATTTCTCTATGGCACGAGATAAGCCTCCCTGCATACTTCCATAGCTTTTGCCAAAGCGGAATGGACTGTTGGGGGCTTTGGAGTTTGAGGACTTGCCCTGCACACCATAGTCTTGGAACTTCCAATACGGAGCAAGCTTATCCATCTTCCACCGCAGAGCAAGGGAGTTGGGGTTTGCCTCTATCTCATACTGCAAAGAGTTGTAAAGGTTGCCTGTGACGTTCTTTTTGTTGCGCGTTAGATTTGACTTCGCCTGTTGGACAACGCCTTTCGCAAACTTTTCAAGGCTTGCCTTTACCAAATCTTGACGGACTTGCATTTAGCAGACGCTGATTTCTGTGTTAGCAAGCAGCACATCAAAGGTGGCAGTCCATCCCGCAAGTAGGTTCTCGAACCTCTCCGTAAAAGGTAGGCACGTTGGGTTACCATCTAGCTGATAAAGTTCCGAGTACAACTGTCCCCTGCGGAGTTCCTGCACCACATCATTGATGACCGCGAGCTGCGTGTTTAGAATGTCTTGCACGTTGCTCGTTCCGTAGAACGGCTCCGCTTGGCTGCGAGGGTTCTCTTTGGTCTCATCAATTACATCCATACAGATAAGGCTAACGCTCATCCGAACTACCTGCCCCTCGAAGGAGGCTTGGTTTATCATAATGTGAGCCAAAGGAAAGATGGTCTGCTTGTTTAAGTCCACATCAAACACATCGCCAAACGTCACTACGTTCACTTGGCTATGAGCATCAAGGGTATCTTTCAGCTTGGTGGTTATGTCGTAGAATTGTCTCATCGTTTTAGTTGTTTTTGCAGAATCTTGCTTTCTGTTTCTATTCGGTCTTTGTCAAAGGTGAGGTAGGTGAATGCAAAGGATGCTGACATTTCTGATACTTGGTCGAACTTCAAAGGGTCTCCGCCAGAGAGCTGATAGAAGATGGGAAGCCAATTCCATCGTTTGGAAAATTGTGCAGCAGGGCTAAATTCATCTGACTCTCCATCGGTAAAGATTTCTGGGAAGCCTGCGACAAATCGCTTCCTAAAGTCCAAAAAAAAAGCATCGCACCTATCGCAATGTCAAGCGGCATCTCCAGCATTTTGTTGGCGTACTTGGCAGAACCCTCATATTTTTCTATGTCATAACGCTGCCCGAAGGTAGAAACGACAGGGCGGAACAGAACCGCCATCGCCTTGTGCATCTGTGTCCAATCAGAAATGTATTGGTCTACATCGTTTAGCTCGCCTACGGTGATCTCCTCAAGGGATGGGATAAACCCAAACTCCTGCTTCCCGATAAAGAAACGCTGCTTTAGGGCAGGGCGTTCGTTAAAGGCTTTCATCAGTATGCTATTCACCTTCGTAAGGCTTGAAGCCTTCATCTGGAGGATGACATCCATCTTCAGACCACAAAAGATTTCCAATGACTTGCGAGCAAGGAACTCATCATCACCCTCAAGACGGATGAACTTTTGGTAGTCAACGAGTTTTATCTCGTTCATCTGGTTGGGTACAAAGAGTTTCATTGTATTAAAATAACCTTTTATTTTTAGCGTATGGCATACCTGCCAAAGTTAGGTCTACTTAGCTTGTTGTAGGTTGCGTATCTCAGCGCATCTATGGCGTGGTTGAATGCGCTTATGGGCTTATTAAGTAGATTTCCATTTTTATCCTCCACCCATTTGTAGTTTTGCAATTCTTTAATTAGGTTGCTGCTGCGTGGGGTTACGAATAGCTTGTGACGCTTCAGCACGTCAATGCCCACTATGATGCTATCTGCGCCCTTCTGCGTGGGTTTCACGTTCCATCCCATACGATGCAGCTCCTCAATACTTTTAGGCTCCGCAGAGTCAGCATATATCTCCGTGCGTCTGTCAAGCCCAAGTGAGGCAAGTACGTTGCTGATGTCGGGGTTTGTCATCCCCGTGCGGTAGATAAGCTCATCCACATAAAGATTGTCTCCCGACTTATACACCGCCACAAGTGCCGTAGGGTCATTGGTGTACCCGAAGTCCATTCCGTGACATAAGAGCGTGGCATCGGTTGGTATCTCTGCCTGTCCGTATTGAAAGATGGTGGCTCTGCTCATACCCCGTTCTCCTAATCCGTAGATTCTCCAATAGTCGTTATCCGTATGTTGCAGCCTCTCTATCTCCTCCACGATGGAGGCATCCAAGAACGGGTTATCGAGGTAGGTGGATTGGATGTAGGTAACGTCATCTCTTGTGAGCAGCTTATCGTAAATCCAATGGAACGCATCAGAGGGGTTGTAGTCAACCCATATCTTGCCTGTGGTACGAATCAAGAGCTGAAAGAAATCCTCCCACGTTAACTCGTTTGCCTCGTTGCAGAATAGGTAGTCACGTCTTGCTCCGCGTTTCTTCTGCGGTTGGTCAAGGCTGATGAACTCAAAGAGGTTGCCATTCAGCTCGTAGGTGTAGTCGCTCTTGTTATGCCGTGCCTCATCATAGAGACCGTTGGCATTTAATATCTCAAAGAAGTCACGATAGGCCGTCATCTTCAGAGACGGCAGCGACTTGCGCACGATAGAATACACCTTACCTCTATCCTCCATCGCCATAACGATGAGCATCTGCAAAAGCGAGTAGGTCTTACCGCTTCGGCTACCACCTTGATTGACTACTATCCGAGTTGAAGCAGAGTAGTTCTTTTCAAAGAGTTCGCTACTCTTGATGTTTAGCTCGGACAATCTCTACTTTGATTTTGGTTAGCTCATCCGATACCTCGTGTGAGTTCTCCACCCTTGCGAGTTTGGGAGTCGTGTATTCCGCCATCTTGTTCAACAGGTCAAGTGCACCCTTCGGGTCATCAGCTGCAACTTGGGTCAACCAGATGGTCATATTCTGAAGGTTCTCCTCAATCAGTTTCTGAAAGGCCTCACGGATTTTATTGGTGCTTTTGTTTGCAATCCCTGCGGGTCTGCCTGCTGGGTTTAGGCTTGGGCCTCCCTTAACGAGGTTTGGGTTTCCTTTTGGCATTTTTTAGATGTTTACTAAATAACCCTTTTTGATAGGTGGTGATTGTGTGTTGCTTGAAGTCGCTCCTTCCATTGCTTGAGATCGCCGTATGCAACGTGGCAAGGTCGGCATAGTGCCATCAGATTCTCGATTGTGTCAGCGATCTTGCTTCCACCCATTCCACGAGATTCGATGTGGTGGATGTCCACCGCAGTACCTCCACAGACTTCGCAGGCTATCCACGAATTTGTATCGTAGCCAAATGCCTTCAGATATACTTTGGTGTGGTTCTTCACCTTTGGTAAATCCAACAGTCATCTATGAACGTAGCACGGGGCAGCAGTTCATCTACCGCTTGGATTACTCCCTTCCAATTCTCGTGGTAGTCATCACCTGCGATGAAGCCTCCCTTCTTTACTTTAGGTAGCCATAGCTTGATATCCTCTTTTACCGCCTCATAGGTATGGGTGAGGTCTATGAATACCACGTCAAGGGATTCCTTGAGAAACATTTTTGCTGCTACTTTGGATGTTCCTTTGATTACATTGTACTTGCGCTCACCCATATTCTCTAAGAACAGGTCATAGATATCTACCTGCGTTGCGAGCTTGTGGGTGGTCGTGAGTTCGTTTGGTGAGCCTTTCCAAGAATCAATGATTGTGATGTTTTGGTGTGTTGCTTTGTCGCATAGGTAGGCTGATGACTTACCGAGCCACGCACCCAACTCTACGAACGTGCCGTCTTCGGGCATATTGGCAAGGAGGTAGTCGTATGCTGCTTGGTGGTTGAACCACCCTTCTATATCTTTTGAAGCTTTCATCGTAATGCGTTATAGTAGCAAAGGTACTGCTCTACGCAGATAAGTGTGCCTTGTTCGGATGCTGCTTGAGCAAAGGTGCCATCTGCCTCATACGTCATCTCAAAGCGTAGGTTGGGCAGGTCGTGGGGCTTGAACATATAGCAGGCGGTGTCTATGTTGCCGACTCTTGGTTGGTCGGTAGGGCGTAGCCTTCCCTCCTGTCCCCACGTTACGATGGAGCAGTCAAGGGAGTTTAGGTTGTTCCACTCTGCGAGGAACTTTGGATGCAGGGTATTGTCATCATCCAGAAAATAGACCCAGTCCTCTGGAGTAAAGGAGTCAGCATACAACTCAAGGAACTCATTGCGTAAAGGGTTACCCATATCCCCCGTGCGTGTGGAGTAATGTGTGACTGATGCGCCTGTTGATTCCTTGAAGTCGCAATTTGCGTCCATCATTACTACCCACGTTGCGTAGGCAGGAATGTTTCTCTTGACCCTCCTTAGATTCTCTGGGCGTGAGCAGGGGGTGACTATGTAAAGCATCGCAGTTCGTTTATCTTATCCATCGTGAAGTCCTGCACATACTCGTATAACGATTCCGTTAGGTCAGCAACTTGGTTGGGGTTTTCACTTAGCCTCTTGATTGCTCCTGCCCATTCGCTTGGGTGCTTAATGGCAATGCAATTATCCTTTGTGATATAAGGTGAATAGGGTTGTGTGTTGCTCACTATCATAGCGCACTTACTAAATCCAGCCTCCAACATCTTTAGGTGCGACTTGCACTTGGCAAACTCGGATGTTGTTAAAGGCACAAGGCTCACGTCAAAGTAATTGTAGAGCTTGTGGTAGTGTGTTGGTGGCATCGTAGGCAGCCTATGGCTTGCCTTCATAATGTCTGGGTATCCATCCACCTCTGCGACATAGCTTTGATAGCCCTCAAGGTTGATTGTGGACTCCCTTACGTCTAGTGCGTGGTGGTTGCCTCCTATATACCCGAAGCGCACTTCATCGCTTGGCTCTCTCTCTACCTGCCACGTTGGTACGCTGATGGCATTGGGGATGATTCGGATGTTGGTATTATACTTCTTGACCTTTGAGGCAAGATGCTTGTTTGTCACCCATACCTCATCAGCAGCTTTCATAGATCGCACGATGCGCTCTCTCATCTGCTCCGAGTAAATCCCAAGCAAAGGATGCGTAGGGGGTAGCACCCACCAGTCATCATTGTCAACGATTAGCTTGATACCCTCCTTACGGCAGAGCTTTACAAAGTCATCAAATGGCTCGACAGGAAATACTCTTGAGGCAAAGATGTGAGTAACCTTCGGCCATATCTCTGGATCAATGTCAGTAATCTTTTCA